AGATTGTATGTTGAATTGTTTGAACATCCAAAAATGAAGGACTTGAAAAATGTTACTTTTGAAACAAATACGACGCAAATGCTTCATAGAGACTTTAAAGATTATCTCACCAATCAGGAGAGGTTTGAGGTTACTTGGAGTTGTTCCCCAAAGCTCTCAGTGTCTGGAGAATCTTGGGAGACTGCTATTAAGCCTGAAGTGGCTCTTGATTATCGTGATGTGGACAGCAGTGACATGTATCTCAAGTTTGTGGTTGCTGATCGCACTGATATTGACGAAGCTGGCAGAGCTGTTGCAGAATATCGCAAAGCAGGCATTGAATGTCCTGTCTATCTCATGCCGTTGGGTGGTAGATCAGAAGAATACAATCTTAACGTCCAAGAAGTCGCAAACATCTGTATGGAAAAAGGATGGCGCTTTACACCCAGATTACATATCAGCCTCTTCGGCAACGCCTGGGGTACCTAATACACCACTTGAACGTGCTATGAAAGCACCAATTGATCTGGATAAACTACGTAACAAAGGACTTTAAATGGCACTGGCGACTGAAATAAAAGACTGGATTAAAACCTACTGTAAAGAACACAACATTCAACAGTTGGTGGTTGGAGTTTCGGGCGGTATTGATAGTGCTGTGGTTAGTACACTGTGTTCAATGACTGGCATACCTACTCTTACATTGGTTTTGCCCATTAGACAAAAGCAAGAACAAACTGACCTAGGAGTTGATCATTGTATATGGCTAGGCAACAACTACATGAATGCCAGTTTTGAAATGATTGATCTTACACCAGTATTTGAAAAATTTGAAGATCTCTTTCAGTTTCCAAAAAATGAACTAGCATTGGCAAACTCTCGTGCTAGATTAAGAATGATGACATTGTATCAAAAGGCACAAACGTTTGGCGGTATAGTTGTAGGCACAGGAAACAAAGTTGAAGACTTTGGCGTTGGTTTTTACACAAAATACGGTGACGGTGGAGTAGACATTTCACCTATTGCAGATTTATACAAAACTGAAGTATGGCAACTTGGCAGAGAACTAGGAATCGACCAACGTATCATTGATGCTCAACCAACTGATGGTTTGTGGGAGGATGGCAGAACTGACCAAGATCAATTAGGAGGACTTTCATACGAACAGATGGAAAGAGCAATGAAACTTGATAACCTAAATGCACTTGCAGTTGGCCCTGAAGTAGAATCATTGGAAAAATATCGCGAACTTAGAGCTAAAAATCTACATAAAATGCAACCTATACCAGTTTTTAAGCACAAGAGGTAAGACATGTTTGATAAAATTAAAAAAATTTTAAAAAAAGAAAAAACCGAACCTGAAAAAACAAAATCAAGATCAAAGAAAAAATCACCTAAAGAAATAGCAACTGCAAAAGGTGAACCGTATGTGTCTATACTAAGCATGGATGTTGATCCTGAAGATATAAACAATGGTGCATTCGAACTAGATTGGAATGAAAAATTTATAGCAAATCTTGTTCGTGCAGGGTATCAGCAAAAGCCAAATGAAGAAGAACATGTTATAGTTGATAGATGGTTTCAAAATGTTTGTAGAAATGTTGCACTTGAAACATACGAACAAGTTCAGGCAGATCCTGAAATACGATATACACAAAGTCGTGATCTTGGTAATGGATATACTGAAGTAAAGTAATGATTTTATATGTCAACGGAGACTCACACACTGCTGCAGCAGAATGTGTGAATAATCATGCTTTTGCAGAAGATGATCCACAGTACTGGATGATGGGCAGAGTACCACATCCTGATAACATTGCACATTCATGGGGTAAACTACTGAGCAATAGATTAAACTGCGGTTTCAAGTGTGAGGCCGAAAGTGCAAGTTCTAACGATCGTATTATGAGAACTACACGTCGTTGGCTAGAACAACAAGCACACGATATATATAGAACACTTTTTGTTATTCAATGGAGCACTTGGGAAAGAGAAGAATGGCTGATAGATGGAGAATACTATCAGGTTAATGCATCAGGCATAGATGATGTTCCAGAGAGTCATAAACAAAAATACAAAGAATATATTGCAAATCTTGATTGGCAAGCAAAAACATTAGAAGCACACACTAAAATTTGGCAATTTCATCAAGAATTAAAAAGTATAGGAGCAAAGCATATTTTTTTCAATGGCAACAACGACTTTAGTGTCATTGAAAAAAAGCAGGATTGGGGAACAAGTTATATTGATCCATATAATCCCATGTGTACATACAATCATGTTGTGTCGCAAAAGTGTGAAACTGTAAGTCCTACAAGCTATCACTATGGTGTTGATGGTCATAGAACTTGGGCACAATACATAACAAAATATGTTGTTGACAATCGTTTGGTATAGTGTTATAATTAGTACATTATATACAAAAGGAATCGTATGAAGTATCTATTGATTGACACTGCTAACATGTTTTTCCGTGCTAGACATGTTGCATTTCGTGCAACTGACCCTTGGGAAAAAGTTGGTTATGCACTCCACATAAGCATGGCAGCTATCAACAAGGTGGCAAAAAAGTTTGACACAGATCATGTGGTGTTTTGTTTAGAAGGTCGTAGTTGGAGAAAAGATTACTACAAGCCATATAAAGCAAATCGCAGTGAAGCAAGAGCCGCACTTACAGAACGTGAACAAGAAGAAGAAAAATTATTCTGGGATACATTTGATGACTTCAATCAGTATCTACGTGAAAAAACAAATTGCAGTGTTCTCCGTGATGGTGATGCAGAAGCAGATGATCTTATAGCACGTTGGATTGATCTACATCCTGCAGATGAACATGTTATTATCAGTTCAGACAGTGACTTTTATCAACTGTTGGCTGATAATGTAAAACAGTTTAATGGAATCACTGATCAGTTAATTACCATCGAAGGTGTATTTGATGCAAAAGGCAAGCCAGTAATAGATAAAAAAACAAAACTTCCTAAAGAAGTACCTGACCCTGAATGGTTGTTATTTGAAAAGTGCATGAGAGGCGATAGCAGTGACAATGTGTTCAGTGCTTATCCAGGTGTACGTAAGAAAGGCACCAAGAACAAGGTAGGTTTATTAGAAGCATTTGCAGATAGATCTAGCAAAGGATATGCTTGGAACAACATGATGTTACAACGTTGGACAGATCATGAAGGCAAAGAACACAGAGTATTAGATGACTACAACAGAAACAAACAGTTAATAGATCTAAAACAACAACCTGAAGAAATTAAACAAAGAGTTGACAATTTTATACGTGAACAAATAACCAACAAAGATGTTGGACAAGTAGGATCAAAGTTCCTGAAATTTTGCGGTAAATACGAGTTGAATAGACTTAGCGAAAATGCAGAACAATATGGACGTTGGTTGAATCAAACATACCAAGGAGTATTACAAAAATGACAGACACGATTGCAAAGCCTATAGTCAATGGCAAGTTTTGGGTATTACAAAAGGATAACCAAAAAATTGGCTCGGTTGAAAAAACTCCAACAGGTTATTTTTTAAAAACAAATCAAGGCTCAAGTCGTTTTAAAACTGTAAAAAGTCTACGTGATGTTACTAAAATAAACTTTGATAATGAACTCGAACGTGTCAAATATCCAGAGAATCAAGTAAATCGATTTCCAACAGATTGTAAACCTTATAATGGTGTATGGGATATTAATCAACGTTTGCCAATTTATACCAAAGAAAAGAAAAGCAAAAGCTGGTACGCTGCTGGATACTATATGGTTACAATCAATCGCAAAACCAAGGTAATGTTTTGTCCTAAACTTATTATACTAGACCGCTATGGTTATGTTGGTCCAGTAAGAGAACCAGATGGATTCTACTACAAGTGAGTGGTTTGTACATACGAAAGTTCATTGATAGAGTTGCACAATGTGATGCAACTAATGCTAGAGATTTTGTCTGGACAATGCAAGATGCAAAGAATCTACATGGTGATATTACCAAACTTCTTCTTGATATAGATCTACTGCAAAAACAACAGAGTTCAAAACAACCAGATAGTATAGAAGTCGACGGCGGAACCTGGTAATTAACTAAGCCGTTAACAAGTTATCTACGTAGTTTATCATAAATAACTATGGAGATAATGAACATGGCAAGACCAAAACCTCAGATATTAGTTGAAGTTACAGACAAAGTGACATATAAAACTGAACAGGTGTTGGCCAGCGAAGGTATATGGGCAGTATATTTTGACGGGAAACCTATCAATCTAAAAACGTCTAACATGCTGGTGCAGTATCCTGGACCTAAATATAAAAAAGTAAGTTTTTCTAACCCTGGACATGCAATAAGTTTAGCAAAAAAACTAAATGCACAATTTAAAACAGATAAATTCAGTGTTGTACGTCTAAGCAAAGGAGAAACTGTTTACTCCAATGAGAAATAAAGACGTTCTAACTCGTCATATTATTTCATTATTAGGAGAAGACAAACCAGAATACAAATCTGCCCTACATTCATGGTGGTATAACACACGAGAAAATGGTGGAATGCGTCTCACTTCCACTGGGTTTGCAGTTCTAAGTAAACTTAAATTTGAATACTGGGATTATGTATTACCCGATAACTTTGCACGTAAAAACAAAAGAGTCCTACTCGGACTTGATCGCAAACTACAATTTCCATATTACTATGGACAAAAACGTTTGAGCTTTTTTGGGTCACAAGAAGCAATGATGGCCAATCTTACTGGTGATTTAGAATCATGGTTGGCAAATAATTTTTGATATCTTTTTGGCTATAACAGTGTGTCCTTGAATCAAAGGATGTCCTCCTGATCCTTTGTCAAAACCTTCACACATTTCTACTAAGGTTCCAATATAGTTAGAGCAGTAACTGATATCACAATCCCAAGGACCTAAAAAGTAGTTTTCGCATTTTATATAACTTTCTAGCATGCGGACCTGTGTATGAAATTTATTTTCAGCCCATTCTTCATTCCAATCAGAAAATTGATGTGGAGTTTTAGTTGGCGTAAAATGTTCCCAATTACGTTCAAACCTGTTTGGTGTTGTGAAAGCAACAATTACCAATGTTGGATCATATTCATCTATAGCATTAACTGTAGTTCGTACAATAAAGTCGTTGCTTGATCCGGGTTGTGCTAGATTTACCACAGGCATATCAAGTATTAAACCCAATTGATAAGGCCAAGCTAAACTGGTATCGACCAATTCTGTACCGTATGTAAAGCTATCACCAACTGTGACTAACATATTATTTCCATTGACATTTGCAGATTATTTGTTATACTATAGTTATACAAAATTAAAAAGAGGCAGATAAATGTTCTTACAAACAAAAGATATTTCACTGTATACTAAGGTTACTAATCGACTTAAAAACGGTAGATACTATAGAAACCATGACGAAGAACGTGCAGGTTTACAATTGCAAGCATTCACAGCACAAAAAACTGCTATGGAACATAGTGTGCAAAATCAAAAAGAAATACTATCACGTGCAGAAGCACTATGCATACCCACAGTATTGATTACACCAAGAGTAATACAGTTTCTTGGTAACGACGCCGTCATAGCAGAAGAAATAATGACTGAAGCACAGTTAAAAACATTTGATACTAGTGATAATCATTGGAGTCGTAGTACCTGGAGAAGTGAAGTAAGTGATCAAGGCGTTGAATGTTTAGAACTAAATCTAAATTACGAGAACTACGCAGTTCTACCTGGTGAACAAGGGTTTTTTCAATTAAAAGACTACAAGTTTGAAAGAATCAAAAACAGGCATACACAAATAGAAACATTATGGAACTACGGCTTTGCAAGTAAAAGAGGCAGGCCATTAACCATTGGCAGGACCAGTCATAGCGGGACAAAAACTGAAATTGTTCAATTGGTTGACTGGTTAAAAAGGTTAAGGCAGATCAACAGTGGCAGTGAAATCAAGTACAAGGTACAACAGATATACAACACACTCAACAGACATTATGCCTGGCCTGAGCACTGGTAAAGGTTGACAGATTATTGTTTAAATAGTATACTACAAGTACATAACATCAGTAACAAAGGAAAAAAACATGGGACTAATATTACTAGCAATACTGTTTTCAGTGGACAATTCAGAATTTAACAGAACTGTGGCAGCCCAAAAAGAAGCAGGATTTAGATGGTATGAATTACCTGAGTGTAGACAGGTTACACCAGACGTACCAGCAATCACTATCGATAGTGTACAAGGACAAAAAGTTTGTTACAAACTTGCTCTTACCCGTGATGGTGCAAAGTAAAAATGCTTGAATGGTTTGTGGTAGCTTTTATTGAAATGCCAAATTCCATGAACTTAGACATCATGAAAATGCAAAAAAGTTTTTCGTCTAGATCTGCTTGCATTAAATACCTCAAAGAAACACCTGAAGTTATTGACGACATAACAGAGTTTCGACCAACAAATATAGGTATGAGATTTCAGTGTCTAAGCACTATTGAAATTGATAAACTAGATAAAAAGAAAATAAGCATCTAAAGAGAAAATAAATGTTCATAAACAATGATATTCCTGCAAGTAAAAAGAAAGTAGGATTTTATGAGTTGCATGGAAAGCAATATGCAAATAAGTTCTATGCACTTTCTCAGTGCAAAAACGGTGAGTATCCTCGATTCAATTTCAATGAAGAACAGTTTTCCCAAGCAGACTTTACTGTAGAACCTAAGGAGTCGTTATACGAATTGTACCGTAAACGGGCTCAACAGTTGCGAGATGAGTATGATTATCTTGTGGTTTATTTCAGTGGTGGTATTGACAGTGCAATAATTCTAAGAGTCTTTTTAGAAAACAAGATCAAACTTGATGGTGTTATAATCTATGGTACTTGGAGTTTGGATGGTAAGTTGCCTGATGGGATGCCTAATTACAATACACTTGAACAAAGCCGAGCAGGTTTACCTTTTATAAAAATGTTGGAAAAAGAATACAATGTAAAACTGAATGTTTGCATGTATGATGCAGTTGAGGCATTTTATAATTTTAAAGATGAAAATTATGTATGGAGTTTAGGCGGAAATACTGTAGGTCCACGTATGTACTCTTGGAACTTTGTTTGGCAAAACCGTTGGATGCAGGACTTTCTAATGAAAGGCAAAGTTGCAAGTATTAAAGGTATAGATAAACCAAGAGTATATATTGAAAACGGAAAGTGGTATTTTGGTTTTTTAGATACAAATGTGAATGATGGCACACCAAGTGGCGAACTACATGCACGTCAAGATTGGGATATTCATGAATACTTTTATTGGACACCAGACATGCCAGAGCTGGTTATAAAACAAG